TTTTTAAATTATTAATTGAATCCGTTACGAACTTTTGGGTCAAGCTCGATAATAGCGTATTTGCTAGCATCTTTTAACCAAGCACCACAGATGGAATAAATCCAGTATGACTGCATTTGGAACTTGTTACTAGATACAATTGCCGAAGACATTGAGTCGTGATACCTACCATTTTCTGAACCCCAGTATGTCATTCCATTTTCAGGTTTTACAATAAACATATTTGAACTCGTGTCTCCACCCTCTACCATTTTAGCTCCTTGAGGAAGTTTTTTGTTGTTAGAGTATTGTTGGTCTGAACAGTCCCAAACTACAATTGAGTAAGCTGTGTGGGCTAAACCATTTGAGTGGAAACCTTTTGAAAATCTATCAGCTCCTGGGTAATGGTTTAAAGATACATCTTCTTTTATCTTCAAATTACCAATACCTTCAATAAATACTTCTGTAAATCTTAGTGGGGCTAGCTTCAACTCTGTCAAAGAACTTCCTGTTACCACTTTCTGTGCAATACCTCCAAGAGATTCCGCTCCAACAAACCTACCAATTTGATTTAATTGAGCATCAATTTCTTTACTAAAAATATCTCTCATATTCTCTATGGCATATTGACCACAAGCCAACTCTACTTCTCTTTCTATAGATGGTAATGGATTACCTCTAAATACATATTCTACAAGTTCTTTAACGTGGGCTCTAGTGATACCCATTGGTCTACCGTATTGGATAAGTTTTCCACGTCTCATTTGATGCCAAAAGCCTTCGGTAAGTCTTGTAATTCCATTAGTACCTGAAACTGTACCTGCTTTTTGGAACAGTAGTCCTGTTGAAACTGATTTTTGGTGCTCTCTGTGTACAAGCAATTGCATTGTAGCTCCAATTCTTAGGTTTCTCAAAGATTTTGGTTCTCCTTTTGCACCAAGGTTACTAAACTCCGTCATTACAGCAAAGTCTCCTCTGTCATTAACTTCTTGAGATAGGGTGTCTAAGTATTCTTTTGTAGTTGAAGAAGCTCCTGAGAAAGATTTTCTGTCTGCTTTTCCTGTTACATAGGCTTCAGCTCCTGACGCACTTCCTAATTGGAACATACATTCAACTGTTGTTGGTGTATCAACTAAGTCTACATTTTCATAATTAGTTCCATACTCTCCATTAATGGCGTGAGATACTTTGAAATACTGTAATCCGCTTACTAAAAGAGATGGGTCATAGCTTGCACTTCTATCATTTGAAGTTAGTTTAACAGCCATATCCCAACCTCCTGGAATTTGACGAGTTTCTTCTTCGTCTACTACTATAATTTGTTCTCCAAATTGCATATCTGTAGTTAGTATTACGCCTGTAGCATAGCGTTTGTTCAAGGCTATACGGAAGATAGAACTATCAAGACCCGCATTAGGGTATTTTGCAGAATAATCTTTAATTGTTGCACATTTTCCTGAGTCTTTCACTGCATACTCATAGGTAAATGTACCGTCATCTCCATTAACTTCTATCATTGCTTTTTTCTCCATCAAAGCTGCATACATAGGGTATGAAGTGATAGCTTGTTGACCCCAAAGTTTAATCATTCCTAGATTATACTTGTCAGAGTCTTGTTCGTACCATACAGACATTGCTGTCATATCTTGGTAGCCGTTGATAGATTGTACTTCTTTTTTTGATTTGAAGTTTACAATCATATCACCATTGTGAATCATTTTAAGTGGTGATTGCGTTACGCTCATTGTGTTTTAGTTTATTTGTTGTTAATTGTTTATTTTGGGAGGTCGAATGTGAACCCTTTTTTGGTTTCTTCATTTTCCTCTGTTGTTTGTTTTTTGTCTACCGATTTTGGAATCCTACTAATAACTCTCATATTTTGTACTTGAGTTTGTTTTTTAGTCTCCTTCATCTTTTCTTGTAGATACCTTTCTTTATCTATTAAAAAGAAAATAATTTCATTTGCCTGTTTAGGGTCTTCCATTAGTTTCTCATAAATAGTGTCTACTCCGAAAGTCCCATCTTGTGTCTCTCTTGTTGCGGCATCTACTAATTTCTTTGTAAGTGCTTCGGGAATATCTTGCTCTTTATATGTTTTTAAAAGTTCAGAACGGTAGTTTTTTAATCTGTCTGCTTCTGCTTTTTTATCTTCTTCTAAAGACTGTGCTATTTTTTTAAGGTTTTCTGAATAAGCTGTTTGGTATCCCTCTACAATTTGTTTTGCTTTAACATCTAATTCCATATCGGTCATATCTGCTTTGGCTAATTGTTTTGCTCTCTTAGGCTCTATTCCTGTGGCAATATAATAGTCTTCTACTATTTTGAATTGATGTTGCTCATTATCTAAATCCCACCCTAGATTTTCATCATAAGGTTTTTGCATTTGTTCGGGACTTTTAAAAATCTCTGTTAAGTCTCCACCTTTTGCAATTATGTCAATGATTGTTTTTTTGTCCTCTGTAAGACCATCAACAGGAAGGTATTTTTCTTTTACATCCTCATCTTTTATTGCTTTTTGGTCGGCAATTAAATTAAAGAACTCCTCTTCTGTTATATTTTCTAATTCGGAAATTTTTACTTCTCCCTCATCCGTTTTTATTACGGCATCTTCCCAATCACCATTATCTAAAAATTTCTTAACTATTTTAGAGTATTCTGAAGATGCATCTGCTGTTGGTAGTTTAACTTCTTTAACTTCCTCTTCAATGATTTTTTCTTCTTTTTCTTCCGTGTCTAACTCTAAGTTAATAGTAGGAAGTTCTACAGGTGTAGGGGGTGTTTCTAAGTTTGGTGGTAAATCAAAGGAAAATTCTTTTTGTAAGTCTTCAAATGACGTTTCTTGGTTTTCTGACATTATGGTGCAAATTTAAGTTATTGGTTTTTACTGTGAAAATTTCTTATTTTGTGGCTTTTTACCTTATTAAATTAGTAATTGACTAATTTTTGTTAATTATATTACCTTCTCTCTGAACATCAATTGCTTTTTCTTTCAGCCTTTGGTCGTTTCTTTTTAAAGCTATTTGTTCTAATTTTATTCTATTATTTATTTGTCCTTCTTCTACTTTCCTTAATTGGTCGTCTTGTTTAAGTCCAAACTCTTTATTAGTGTATTCGTTATCTAAGGCTTGTTGGGTGGCTGCTTCTAATCGGTCATAACCCTCTGTATTAGATTCTTTATCAGCAGCTCTTCCTAAACTTTCAATATAGGTTTGTTCCGTTCTTGCTTCAATTCTCATAGTCTCAATCTCTTTCTCTCTCTCAAATTTAAGAGTTTCTGCTTTTTCTATTGCGGCTAATTGTTTGTCTTGTAGTTGATTTTCGTGGTCTCTTTGAGCTTGTTCTTTTTGAGACTGTTCTGCTCTCATTCTTCTTCCTACTTCTATAAGGGTGCTTGTGCTGTCTGAAGAAGTAATTTCCGCAAGAGCCATTATATCTCCACCCAAAGTATTCATCTGTAATAAACTTGCTTTTAATGTCTCTAATTCTTTTCTATCTTTACTTGAATTGATAGATACAAGTCCAAAGTTTCTTAAAGGAAAATCAGGGTCAGATAATTCTATAAACGCTTTATCTCCATTTGGTTTTGTATAAACCGCACTGAAGTCTTTATAGTTCTTTTGGCAGTATTGTGCCGCAGTTAAGTGTAGCAAGTTTGCTTTCTTAGTACTCACTGCCATAACTGCAAATATTGGCTCTGTCTGTGCGTAGGAAGCTGTCATTCCTTGTTTAATACCTTCTGCTGTTGAATACTCATTTGGTGCTCCTGTTCTTTGTGGAGTTATTCCAATCTGTTCTAAAGCCTGTAGTTTAAATTGGTTGGCAAGATTCATTCTATTTACAATCTGATTTGTGAAATCTAAAGATTGTGTCATAAACGCGTTCATAGCAGGTTGATTCCCCTGCATATTTTGTTTTGAGGTGTCTATTGGAACTATGCCTAAATCTTGAATAAGGTCATACATTTGTTCGAGAGACTCTCTTACATTTGTATTGTTTTTATATTCGGAAGGTAAATAATGTACATCAAATAAGAAGAATGTCCCTAACTCTTTTTCAAGTAGAGAGTATATTTGATTTAATACAATATTATGTTTTATTATGTATGGGCGTAGTTTTTTTGCCGTTGAATCTCCAATGTATCCCGCTACAGGTAATGGTGCACTATATACATTACTAGAGCCTTTCATCTGAATTGGTGCGGCATCTCCTCCTATATATAAGTCTTCTAATAGATAAGAATTAGAAGCTTTTACTTTTACTCCCCATCTTACTTCGGGAATCCAATCATATACTATTGTGTTTGGTTGTGGGTTTTTCTCGACTTCTTCTAGTGTTACTCTTCTTAAAGTTTCTATTTCATTTTCTTCTAAGAACTCAGGAAGTAAGTCGTCTGTTACAAATGCTTGGTCTTGGAATCCGTCTGAAGTGGTGTAGTTTAGTATTCCAACTCTTTTCCAACTTCTCCAATATCCTTCTGTAACTTGTAGTAAATCGTTTCTTACGTCTATATCAGTTCTTAATTGACTTGCATAGGCACTGTTTAGAAAACCATTACCGTTGTTTAAAGGTGAGAACCAAGCAGGTACTTTCTTTTGTTGTCCGTCCTCTGTTATTGTAGTTTGTCCAAATGGAGTGTCAAATACATTTTGTAATTGCAGTGTTAAATCATAATCGTGATACCCTTCAAATGGTACTATTTGTGTTTGACCAAACTTTCCTTTACCTAAATCTGCTAAAGAGCTGTTTGTTGCTGTTGAACCTCCCGCCGTAGATTGGTTGAAATAGCCTAAAAGTCTTCTTTGAATGTCTTCAGGTATTTTATCTCCATATCTATTTACAATGTCAGAAGGAGATTTCCAATCTATTTTACCTACATATTCTCCATCTTGTGGAAATTTAGCATCTACATCTTCAGAAAAGAATACTTGACAAGGATGCCAACGTTCAGGTTTATAGTAGTCATATCCTATGTGGTAGTGTCTAAACCATCTTCCTGTTAAAATATAATCTTCAATTTCTTGTAGGCTATCGGCTTCCATATTGAAGTCGTCTCTAAGCCAATCAAATTCTAAAGTTCTTTCTGCCCATTCTGCTGCAACTGTTTTAAAGTTTTTAAGCATTTCCTTTTGAATTTCTTCGGGCGGAATTAAGCTGTCTTTTTGCTTTTGTAATTCTTGTTGGTATTGTTGTTGCTCCTCTTCTGAGTTAAACTGCTTATTCTCATCTAAAACTATTCCTTTTGCTAATAGTCTTTCTTTTAATTCTAAATCAAATAGTTTTTGAGTGTACTCTCTTGTTTTGTCTGTTTGAGTTCTAGTAAACTCGTTTTGAGAAGTCTCGTCATTAGTGTCTATCCTATATTTATCTCTGTAATTAGGATACTCTCCTTTTATTTGGTTTACTATAATTCCTAGGAAGTCGTAATGCTTCGCGTGAACAGGCATTTCAGCTTGAGATGTTAGTTCTAATATGTCACTTGTTAATCCAGATAATTGATAGTCAGCATATACCAACTCTCCCCTAAGCATAGAATAAAACTGATTTAATTCTATATTCTTCAAAAACTGTTTCTCTGCTATCTGCTCTAACCTATCAAGAGTTGATTTTTTCCAAGCCTTATTTTTTTGCTTTTCTAATAATGTTTGGGGAGTCAGAGCAGTAGTAAAACTTGAACTGTTTCCAACACCATTAAAAAATGAATGATTTATACTATTACTCATTATCTTTAAATATAAATGTTGATTTATTTAAATGCCTTCCATTTAACCACCCACATAAAGTTGCTTTATTTATACAGTTGTCTATAGCACATTGTTTTATAGTATCCCATTCTTTGCCTGTTTTTGTACAAATTACAGCCCTTGATGAAGGAGCACTTTTTCCTGATTTACCAAACATAGGGTTTTTTTCACCCTTAAATCCGTGATGGTCTTGGTTTGCTCTTGTCTCTTTTAAATGTAAATCTTTTTTATATATGAAAGAAGTATTGTTAGTATTCTTACCTAATAGTTTATATACCAATGTATTTGGAATTATATTATTTTCTTCTGCGCAATCTTTAGCTGAAATCCACTCCTTACCCGTTAATGTACATATCACTTCTTTACGTTGCTTACTTTTAATACCGCTTTTAGATTCACTCATATTTTTACGAGTTTCGTCTGTAGTTACAGCAGGGTGATTCTCACAAGCTGATAGTACACAATTTAGTCCTTTATCTTTATCTAAAACATTATAAAAATTTTGCCAATGTCTCTCACGACAATATAGCTCTGAAATCGGACACTCTTCTATTATCTCAAATACGTGATTTCCTACCCCGTGTTTAATAAAAGAGTTATATAGCCTAACTTGTAGTTTGGATTTTTTAGGTTTGTTGTACCCTGAAAATCTATTTTTTATATTTTTACTCTTTCCAATATAGACTCTTCCTGTCGGGGATGTTATTTTATATATGCCTATTATTACGTCCATTTAAAAATAAGTTAAGTTTAATTTGCAAATTTAATTTAAATAGCTTATATTGCCAAAAAACTTACACATCTACTTTTTTAACCTAAAATTCCTCTTCCTCTACTTCCTCCAAATATTCTTTTTACGTGTGGTTTTTTATTATGCTCTTCCACTTTTTTCTCTGTTAATCTTGCAGGGACGTACTCTGCATCCATCTTATGTGCTTGTATTAGAGCAATTCCAAAAGTTGTAATTCTGTCGTGGTTTTCCCCTTCTTTATAGTTAATTATTTCCTCTAAAAGCATTTCATCATCAATATTCTCAACTCCTAATTTTTGACCTGTTGTCCCGTCTTCGCTTTCTATTATAATTATTTCGTTACAGTAGTTGATTGCTTTATTTATAATTGCTGATTTATTTCCTTGTGGTGATATACCAAACTGTCTTCTTCCATTACTTTTAACAGATAAATCTGCTGACATATTAAAGGTTGGAACTAAGTATCTTTCAGTTTGTTTTATGCCGTCTAAATACACTTTAAACTCCATATCTTCGTTCTCCATAAGTACAGCTTCTTCTGTGTTGTACTTTTCTGCCAACATATGCCCCCACATATGGAATTTTCTGTGAGGGTCGGGTCTTGAAGTGTATATTGCAGCTATTTTATCTCCCCACTCATCATTACCTGACTGCCTCTTATACACTATGAAGCACCCTAAAGAGTCTGTACCTGATTGTTCTTGCTTATAATCATCTAAAGCTATACAGTATAACCCTCTTGGTGGTTTTTCTTCGGGCACTCCTCCAAATATAACTACAGGAGAGTCAAAGAATCCTCCCTCAAATGGAAAGTTTGGTGTGTCTTTTGTTGAGAAAGGTGTTTCTATCTCATTTCCTTTTCTAACTAAATCTACTTTCATTCCTGTTCTACCCTCTAATCTTATTCTTTCTAAGTGAGCTGTAGCTACTTCATAGGGGAATGGATTTGTTTTTCCTGATAAGAATATTTCTTCGGGTGATATAGGATAGTATACAATCTCTTTTGTGAGGGAAGGTTTGTGTTTTTTTAATTTTAGTCTGTCTGCTTTTATTATTTCGTTGCAAGTTTTCCAATCTGTAACTAATATATCTCTCTTTCTAAGGTTTGGTGCATTTGTTAATCCTAGATATGCCTCTACATTAGTTTTTATCTTAATCATTCCTGTTTTTGCGGACATTTGAGCAGGGGCGTAAGTTCCAAAATTTTGACGCTTCCAAGTAATATCTTCTTTTGCTATCCCTCTCTCCAATACATCCCAATCCATAGGTAAAATATCATAGTCAGTTGGGTCTTTAAGTACTACTAAGGCATCTTTAGATAGTGCCTCATTTCCCCCTGTTCCTGATAATATTGGAGTACATAACTTACCTTGAGGCGTATCAAATGAAGGCTTTGCTCCATTTAATTGGTCTATAAACGGGGCTTTCATTACCTCGTCAATAACGAAGGCATCAGGAGTAAAACCCGCGAGTATCTCAGAGTTACTTACTGCCCCACCATCTAAGTTTATTACGTGAATTACCGCTTGCGATATAATTTTATTTGCTTTAGTTCTTATACCTAAAGGTATTTTTTTACTCCAATCATTACTAATATTATTTACAGCAAAGGCAGGGTTTATGTTTAGAGAGCAAACTTTTATATTTTTTTCTAATTGTCCTAAATCTTTTGCTGACCCACCAGCTACAACTAATTCTTTACCTCCTGTAATAGCAATATGATATAAGTGAGAGGCAAGACCTGTTGATTTAAATAAACGTCTTGTGGCGGCTATAAATAATATCTTTTCAGTTTTTTTTGCCTTTTTGTAGCTCTCTTGTATTATGTACCATTCGTTATCTCTCAGCTCGGGTACTTTAACTTTTTTACTCGTCTTTTTTTCGCCAGTTTCTTCATTTATTATCGTTATTGGAATTTCCGTTACAAAGTGATTCATATGAAAATACAACCACGGTTCAATCTCTATTCCATCTATTACTATCCCTCTTTTTAGCTTCTTAAACTCGTCTACATAATATTGCAACACTTGTTGTGTTTGCTCAAAAAAATGCTTTTCCTTATTCCATTTTGGCGGATTTTGGTTATCAATATGCATCTCATTTTTAGGCGGAGATGTAAAATCTATTCCCATAGCATCAATTTTTCTTTTGATTAGTGGAAACTCCTCATATAAAATATCAAGCATACAAAGTTGTGCAATCTTGGTATTCTCGTGAAATTGTAATGTAGTTGTATCTTCTGTATCTTCTTTTATATTTAGTGCCGAAAGTGTGTCATCTATATTATTATATCTTCCTGTAAGAATAGAGGTAAATTTCATCTCCTCCTTTTTTAAGTCTGTAGTTTTTATTTCAGCTAAAGAGGTGTTATTTACATAGTTATCTATTCTAGTAAGATGAATATCTATTACTTTAAGATACTCTTTTACAGATTTTTTAAATATAGCTTCGTGATGGTCTGCTTTACTTTTATTAACAAAGTATTTCAATCTGTCTATAACAATACCAATAGCTAAAGACTGTACATTAAACTCTTCCTCTTTAGGATTATAAGCCTTCTTACCTTTCTCTGAATCTATTATTGCAGGAAGCTCTGTCCAATCATTATCTATGAGATACTTCTTTGTTTTAAGTAGGTGGGGTTTATCTTTTGCTAATCTAGCTTTTATAAAATCTGACATAGGTTAAATGTTAAAAACCCACTAAGCAATTTCTACTCAGTGGGCTACTTTGGTTTTTTATTTATTCTGCTTGGTTTTTTATTTATTCTGCTTGGTTTTTTATTTATTCTGCTTGGTTTTTTAGTTGTTCCTTCACTTGGTTTAAGTGGAATTCGAATGCTCCGCTACTTGAAATAGATGTTTTAATGTTCTCTATTGTTCCTTTCTTCCGTTCTTCTAATTTTCCTTTTTCGGCGACCATCACTGTTCTTGGTACTATGTGTTCAAAGTCTTCACATACTTTTACAACATCTTTTGGTAGGATTGGTACGTCTTCTAATTGTTGATAGTTTTCTACTAAAATGTAGAGTGTGTAGAATAATAGTTGTGCATCTTTTGCATATACGTCTAAGAATGTTACTTTGTCTAAGAATAGATTTTTAATAGCGTCTGTTAATATGAACTCTGAATCTTCAGGCTTTTCTTTTACTTGTTCTACTATTTTTTTGTCTATATCTTTTATCCGTTCTTTTTCTTTTTCGGCGATTTCATTATAAGTTGTGTACTCTTTAAATAATGAAATAATAATGTCGTATAATTTGTTCATTTATGCTGTTTTAAAATATGGTGTGTACTCTTTTTCTAATTTACTAATTGTAATGGGAAGTACCTCTAATTGAGTTAGGCTATCATAAAGTTTTTCTAATTCTTTTGATTTATTATGCATAAAATCTTTAGAGTAGTGTACACCAAATAAAAAATAATGGTGTACTAAGGATATAAATTTTTTACTGGGATCTACTTTTTCTAGTATTATATTATTTGACTCTTCTACAATATTATTATAAGTCTGTTCTAATATTTTTAAATCTACTTTCATCTCTTTCATTTTATGTTTTAGTTAATTTTATTGTCTCTGTCGTTATTTTTGTTAGCGTAAGTTCCCCATTTTTATTCAGCTCTTTCCAATTTTCTTCTGATAGTTCTACAAAATCAGAGTTCCAAGGCTCACTAAAATTAATCCTGCCTGTTTGATAGCTATGACACTTGAACTTTTCCGTAAGGTGTTTATTAGAGTCTTCTACTACTTTTAATTTTTCAAATGTGTACATTATACTTGGCTTTCACATACTTTTAACAAGTCTTTGCGAAGGGTCAACTGACTAGTTAAAAAGTCTACGTTACTATCTTCTTTTTCTAACTGCTCCTCACAATATTTTATTTGTTCTTTAACTATTTCTATTTTACGTTCGTTTGGTGTCTGTTTCATATTTAATTACCGTGTAATTTTGAGACAGCTTCCCAATTTTTATGCTCCATATCAAATTTTAAATCTATCTTATAGGGAAGTTGGTAAGCTTGTATTAAGTCGTTCATCTCTAATAAAGTCTTTCTGATGTAATACGCTAAAGGGTATAAGTCTGTTTTTTGTTCGCTTTTCATAGTATTTTATTGTTTTAAAGGAATTACTCTGTCGTGACTTTCCTCAAGAGTGTCAGGAATAATATAAGATTCTACTTTTAGTTTTATATCTAAGCCGTTTTGTTTAAAAACTCTGTTTAGAGTTAAAAAACAGTTATTTAAAGATAAACAAATGTCAAATTCTGTTTGAAACTTTTCTTTTGATGTTAGTTGGTTACTCATTTTAGTTAATTTTTAAAAATCTATCTATTAAATGTAATCTTTGTTCTCTTTCTTTTCTCACAAGCTCTAACACTAAAGTTAGCATCTCATTACCTTCTTCTAATTCTATGTGCTCTCCATTTATATCTCCCCAATAATATTTACCTTTATTCTCGCTTCTTATTGCGTGGTTCATCCATACTTCATATTGTGATTCTATCCACCCTTTTCCTTTTGCATATTTAGGTGTATCAGGTAATCCTAATTTTTGTAACAGCAGAGGCTCAATATTTGTTAGTAATATTGAAACAGACCCGCCATCTCTATAAGAATCTATTCTATGTATTTTTATCATTTACTATTTATCCAAGTTAAATATTCTTCCTCTGTTGGTGTTGTGTCTTCTAAATTAGAAAGTACTTGTTCTACTCTCGTATACATATCTTCGTCAGAAATATTTCTTAGAAAGTTTAAAGATTGTCCGTTTTTTACTGCCTCTTTTTGTAAAGCTGAAAATAGTACATCACCCAAAGAATATTCCGAAGGGAATGTTTGCAGTGTTCTGATTGTTTCGTTTTTGTAATTCAAGGCTAAATTATATTAATTGTGAATTTAATTGTTTGTTTTGTATCGTCACTAAAAGTTTCTGTAGCTGATTTTGTTATCTGTCCTCTTGAATCTAATGCTGTGTAGGTTATTTTCATTTCTAAGCCTTCAGGTGTTGGGTTTAAATTAGCTTTTGTGCAAGCAGGGCAGCCAACTTGAATACTTTTATGCACTTTACCTTTAAATAATAAAGTAAATGATTTTGAGGCTTTTCTGACTATGTTTCCTAAATTAAAGTGGGCTACTCCTTCTTCTATTTTTAAGCTTCCTACTTCAGGTGTTAAATTTTCTATTTCCATTTTTTATATAATTGATTTCCATTTGTTATCGGGGCAGGTGGACTCTTTATCCAAACTCTTAAAAAAAATACTACAACCACAGGTTTTTTCAAGGCATTGTCCTAATTCTTCATTTTCTGCAAAAGTTATAAAAGTGTAGAAGTCTGATAATACTTTGTAAATTCTATTCTTTAAACTTGTTTTTTCTTTGTAATGTAAAGAGTTATAAGTTATGCAGTTTTTACATATTGCTCTTCTTTCTTTTACCCAATCTTCATTTTTATCTTTTATGAAGCGGGATTTTAATATTGTCCAAATTTTTATCATCCTCTAATTATTGGTTCGTTATTATAAACTATTGCTCCTATTGTTAGGAATGTTCCTGCTATTGAAGCCGCATTTTGAATTGCTACTCTCTCTACTTTTGTTGGGTCTATGATTCCTTTTTCAAATAGGTTGATGTATTCTTCTGTTTCTATATCTAACCCTGTCCCATATTCTGCTGTTTGTAAATGGTCTAAATAATTAGCTCCTTCTATTCCCGCATTTTCATAAATTTGTAAGAACGGAGCTTTTAAAGCTTTTTGGATTATTTCTACTCCTATTTTATTCTTTTCCGCGGTTTCAAACTTATCTAAGGCTTTTGATATTTGTAAGTATGTTACTCCACCACCTGCTACAAATCCTTCTTCTAAGGCTGCTCTAACCGCACAGAGAGAATCTTCTACTCTATCTGTTTTTTCTCTTCTCTCAACGTCTGAATATCCTCCTACATTGATGATTGCTATGCCTCCTGTTAGTTTACCTATTCTTTCTTTTATGTAGTCTTTATCTTTTTGATTTCCTTTGAAAGATTTTAGCTGCTCTTCTACTGTTTTTACTCTTTCCGTTGTTTCTCCTTCACCGCCGATTAGGATTGTTTTATCTGAATCTGTAACTACTTTTTTAATTTTTCCTAATTTTTCTCTAGTTACATTTTCTAACCTGTTTCCTTTTTCTTTTGAGAATACTTCTGCTCCTATTAATGTTGCAATATCAATTAAAGTTTCTGTTCTTCTTGCTCCAAATGACGGAGATTTAACATACATAAACTTAAATCCTTTTGACTTATATTCTAAAAGCTCTCTCTCAACTTGTGGGTCAATGCTGTCTGAAATAATTAATAAGCCGTCTACTCTTTGACCATCTTCTGAAGTAACTGAATTAATTGGGATTACTAAGTCTGACCACTCTTCAATATGTCCTTCATATAGTAAGACATTCATATCTTTAAATTCTGCTGTCAGTTTTTCGTGGTTTGTTATCCAAGACCAAGAGTTAAATGGGCTATCAAATTCGTAGCCTGTACTTATCTCTACATTTGAGTCAGCTCTTTCTACTTCTTCAGTTTTTATTACGCCAAATTGTCCGACTTTTTGAATTGCTTCCACCACTAACTTTGATATTTCTTTATCTCCGTTGGCAGAAATCTCTGCAATTTCCTTAATTCTCTTAATAGACTTGGTTTTTTGGCTAAAATTTTTAAGTTGCCTAACTACTTCTACTGTTGCAACATCTATGCCGTTTTTAACGGTTATAGCGTTAGTTTTAGCTAGAGCGTCTTGTGCAAACTCAATGATAGCTTGAGCTAACACGCTTGAACTTGTCGTGCCGTCTCCTGCATCTTCTGCTGTTTTAACTGCCACCTGCTTAACTGCCATAGCTCCTGCATTGATGATTGGGTCTGAATGTTGCACTTCTCTTGCTACACTTACTCCATCTTTTGTTATGATAGGAAGCATACCATCTCTTACGCACATTACATTACGTCCTTTTTTACCTAATGTAACTTTAACTGTATTCGCTACTAAGTCAACGCCCTCTTTGAACTTGCTTTGTGCCTCAGTTCCAAAAATTATTTTATTTTCCAAAATATTATTTAATTTTATTATCCTTATTTAAAAAATTTAAAAATAAAACGTTTTTTGTTTCACGACTTATTTCGGATAGTGTATCTTCTAATTCTTTCCAAATTAAGTTTAATATAGGCTTTACTTCATCTAATTTTTTAACTATTAAAACTTTGTCCTCTACTTTAGAATTTTCTAAGTGTAAAATATTTATAAGTGTCGATATATGAGACTCTATCATAGAAGTCCCTAATAAATATTTTCCTCCTAATTGATTCACTGTTAATTTATGTTCCATTTTTATTTACTATTTTTATTTACCACTGTATGTTACAACTTCCGTAGTTACAATTTCTACACTAAAGGGCTCTTTATTAACTATTTTTTGTATATAACTGTCAGGTACTCTTTTTAAATTTGCACTTTTAATTATCTTAATAAGTTCAAAGTTATAATCTTCTTCATTTATAGGCTTTAACTGTAAATCTTGTTTATCTATTACTTTTTCAAAAGCAGTTATAGTTAATAAGCCTGTTTTACTCATAGCTATAATTTTTAATTCTTCTTCCATCTATTTACTATTTTTAATTGTTTCTTTCTCTAAAGCAGTGTATGTGTTCTTATACTGCCTATCCATTGTTTGACAGAAATCTAATTCGTATTTGTTTTGAAGTAAATCTCTTAAAACCCAACTTCCTGGAATAGCTGCGTGTGGTGTTCTAAAATTAACTTGCTCTTTAAAATGTTTTATTTTTAATATTTGTTCTTCTAAATCTCTGTGTTCTTCGGAGTCTATTCTCTTACTTAATTTGTGATTTTGTAAAAACCTCATATTTTTATGTAGAACTCCTACTTTATGTAATTCTATTGCAAATACGTCAGACTGTTTTGTTTCCTGCGCCACAAAATCAAAAAATATATCAACAATTTCTTTATGTTCTTTGTCGTTTTTATTTATATCATCTAAAATATCTTCCGTGTAACTAATGCTCCTTTGCAATTCCAATCATATAAGTTAAACATTTATTTGCAATAAACATAGTTCTGAAATGCTCTAAATCTTTATTTAGAAAAAACTTATGTTCGTTGTTCTTATCCTTTATTAAATAGCCTTTATCTCTTAATTGCTTATTAACTTGATGTAAATAATTTGAATTATACTTTGGATAGTCTGCTCTTATTTCATCTAATGTTTTTTCTGATAAGCCGTTTTTTATGTAGTAGACTAGTACTTTTCTTTGCGACGGGACTAATTTATTTGCTTCTTCAAAATTAACTACAGCGTACACTTGAAGCAAAGTATCTATAGCTTCTATTGTATTTTTTACAACTTTTTTGTCAAAATATATGTTCTTATCAATTTTTACGTGCGCCATCTAATATATAATATAAATACAAAAGTAAAATAAAAATTTGAATAAACAACACACATTAACAAAACTTTAACATTTATAAAGTTAGTTTGTAATTTATTTTTACTATTAGAACCTTTGTTTTATCTTTGCAACTTAAACCAAGATTTATGTTAGAGTATGATGATTTTTACAATAGGATATGGAATGACTATATTTCATTTATAGATGTTTCTCACAAATACCGCGTGGATAATCTAGAATTTATCCAACATATTACTTTTTCGGCTTATAGAAAGTATCAGTCTAAGAATGTTCACGAGTCGGTTTACGGGGAAATGTTAAAGATATTTTTTACAGATTTGTTTATTTATAGACCTGAAGTTATAGACTCAGGAGATATTGTTGATTGGAATGTTATTTGAAGTTGATTGTTGTTTTAGTATTAAGCCTCGAATTTATTTTTCGGGGCTTTTTTGTAAAGTAATTTAGTAAGAAACTTGTGTGATTAAAATAAAGGTTGTATATTTGCGGTATAAGTAAATCGTTTTTCGGACGTTTTGATTGGGGTTTTTGAGAATAATATTCTCTTTGTGAAGCATTTAATCGTTACTTTTTTTAAGCTTATAAGTTTAAAAAATAAATAAATTATCAGTCTATATGTTGATAAAACATATGTTTTCTGTTTTTTATTTCTTTTTTCTCGAAATTTAAAAATATATTATGAAAAATGACTTTGAATCTTTTTCTCCTTTAGGCGGCGGAACAGTAGAAGGTTAAAAATAATTTAAAATAAATTTGCATATGTCAATTTAATATATTACATTTGCACTTTAAATTTGTCTGCGGAAAAATTCCGATAGACTTGGTTAGAGATTTATTCTCACAATCGTATTACTTAAAGATACGCTTCTAACTTACGGAGTTAGATTTTATTACTACATACAGGGGTTAAAAATATTCGTAGCTGGATATAATAAACTAAAACATATTTAAAAGGTACGAAAGGCTCTTTTAAACTGAAAGACATAAATCCTCCCAGCTACTTTAGAGGATTTTTCAGTTTACTAGAGCTTCGTCATTTTTAATTATGAATAAAAAAATAGCAAGAATCAGTTCTCAACTTTATTTCGACCTTTTTATGAGAGGCGGGGATAAACTTATTGCTGTTTATTCTATTTTAAAAACTTCTCGTGATAACAATATAAAATACTACGCTTACACCGCTAAAAATAATAAATTTATGGGTGGTTATTCTCTTTTACGTGCAAAAACTAATCTAACGCTTCACTCTATTAAAAAATATGTTCCTATCTTAATTGATATAGAGCTTTGTTTTATTGATAAGAATGGGGATTTTGTATTGATAGGGAATGAAAAAATAAAACAAAAATATAATAGTAAATTAGTACCTATAAAAATCGGTTCTAATTTAACAGATACAGTTTATAATTCTTTAACTGTTAGACTTTTTTCTTTGGAAAAATCTCAAAAAACTCAAATAGAAAAAAAACAAACTCGAAGTGAAATAATTGCATACGGTTCTAAAAAACTGTCAAAGTACTACGACAAGAAGTACGGGCACAATTTAGAAGTAAACGAGAAAACTGTTTTATCACTACAAGGTTTTGGAGATTTAAAACACGGAGAAAAAAATAGCATTCGTGATATTAAATCAAGTGGTGCATACTACAAGAGAAAATTGCGAGAAAAAGGAATTGTAAAAACAAAAAGAGAGTTTAAGAAACTTGAAAAATCTACTTATTCAGAATATATTCAAATGAAGAAATATTTTACTATAGGTAGAAAAATAACTTATAAAAACGGTTGGATTGTTGAAGAGCAAATTTCTTCTTTTTATACAGTTTCTTATAACCTAGCTCCTAACGCTATCATAGAAGCCGTTAAGCCTTCCATAGTTCAGGAATCTACTGTATTAACAGAGGTTAATGAAGAGTATAAGAGAAAGAAGTATCTACAAGTGGATATGATTGACTTTTGGGTTAATGGCGGAAATAATTAGTATGCTATAGTAGGTGTTATTTTTTTCCACGGAGACTTAAAAATAAATTTATGAATACAGGTTTTTATAAATAAAATGTATTTTTCTTGCGTAAGTAAAAAACAATCAGTATATTTGTACTTTAAAATTAATATATGATACCAAAAGAAGGAATTTCAGTTGATGGTGGTTGTTCAGGTAATCCTGGAAAAGCTTACTATAGAGCTGTGGACATCGCAACGGGAAAAGAACTGTTTAGAAATAACATAGGAGAGGCTACTAATAATATTGCAGAGTTTATAGCTCTTTGCCACGCAATTAGAGATTATCCTAACTCTGTTATATACTCTGATTCTATTACAGCAATAAGTTGGGTAAAAAATAAAAGAGCCAATTCTTCATTTTATTATCCAAGATTGGAAAAAATAGAAGAATGGTTAAAAACATTAGACAAAGTACCAACAATTAAAAAATGGTTAACAAAAGAGTGGGGTGAAATTCCTGCCGATTTTGGTCTTAAAAAATAAAATAAAGTGATAGAATTACAAATAGAAGATTTATACATTACAGTCCGTGCTTTAAATAGCATAAGAAAGGTAGGGATAACAACAACAGACGAGTTATTTAGTTTAGACGAAAAACAAATGAGACTTTTAAAATTTGGAAATAAAACTATAAACGAAATATTAAATTATGAAAGAACAGATAGAAGAATTAATACAGCAGTATAAAGAGTCGCGCAAAGAGATTTGGAGCTTATTAGAAGAGCTAAGTCAAGTAGAACTGACTAAGTTAACCACAGAAGAAAATAATAGTCTTAGAGAGTCTATAATTAGATATGAAGAAGAATATTATTTATATGGTAATATAATAACTGATTTGGAAAATAGTCTTTAATTTATTATTTCGCGCAAAAACAACTAAAAAATAAAACTATGACAGATAAGTATTTACAACAGAAATTTGGGGAGTTAATTTACGAATTAGGAGAAATAGACTTCGACGCTATTAAAAATGAATTTTGGGAAAAATATATAAATGAAAATACACCATTCAATGAGAAGCAGTTAGAAGCTCTTAGATATTTTGCTTTAGATTTAATTGAGCACGAGTTATCTGAAATAGCTAAAACTTATACTAGATAATTTTGGCGGCGAAAAAAGAACCTAAAAACACAGTAAAACAAGGTAAATCAAATTCTAATAACTTTTGGATTAATTAAAACAAAATACGATAAAACACAAACAATATGAAAATTACATTAA